AATGCCAACACAATCTCAAAAAAATTCTCAAGACATAATTAAATTACAAGGTGAACTAAAGTTAGTACATCAAAAGATTGACACTATAAAAAACAATCATCTAGCTCACATGGATGAAAAGATTAATAATATATATAAGGTCTTATGGTTCGTAGCTGCATTAAGCATATCAAGTCTGGTCAATCTAGTCTTAAGTCTAATAAGTTAGATATTTCTGCAAGACAAAAGAAAACTTCTATTAAAGGTGTGGTGGGTGAATATGAAGCTATAGCAAGTCTAACAAAACAAGGATTTTATGTAGCAAAAAGTTGCGATCCTGCCTGTCCATTTGATATTGTTATAGTAGATAAAGATGGTAGAATACAACTGCTAGACATAAAAACAAATACCTATAGAAAAACAAACAAAGGTAAAAGTTTAAAAAACAAACCCAAAGGTTCTTATAGAATATGTAGAAGTCCTACAAAAGAACAAAAAAAATTAGGTATAAAATTAATAATGGTAGATTATGAAAAATAAACCACTTAACATATCTGAATCGGCTGCTGTGCAAATGCCAATGAAAACAGTAGCTTCATTAATTTTATTAGTTGCTGCTGGTGTGTTTGCATACACAGAGCTTACTGCAAGGTTAGTATCGTTAGAAACCTCAAGAGAATTATTTGAAAATGATCTGCTTAAAAAATCGGAGCAAGTACCTGTAGATCAAGAGCAACATTTTTTATTAGAGGATCTTTATAAGTCTGTAGAAAAAATGGAAAAGACTCAAGAGTTAAATATGACAAACAAAGTTAATATAGAATTTTTAAGTTCACAATTAGAAAAAGCATTAGCTGATATTGAAGAACTAAAAGACAAGGTTAGAGAAAATGGAAAGAATTACTAGACAAGTTGTGCAATATATTTCTGACATGGAAAAGAAATCTAAACAAATGAACTTTGTTAAAAATTTAAAACAGTCTGTTGAACATGGTAAGAATGGTACACAAAAATATGTTATTAAAAAGGGTGAAAACAAAGGTAAAGTATTATGATTGAAACAGTTGTGGCTTTGTTAATGATAGTAAATAATGAAATTAAAGAACATAGAATACAAGAATCTATGAGTGAATGTTTAAAGGGTAAAAGAGTAGCTTCAAGATCAATAGACAACAATGTTTCTTACCAATGTATTAAATCAAAAGCAGAATTAGAAGATAATATAGATGGTAGTAGAATTAGAAGATAATATAGATGGTAGTAAATCAATTAAAAAATTAATATTAGAATAATGGATAAATATATATACAAAATTTTAGGTTTCTTTGATACTTGGTCAGAAAAATTAGATAAAATATTTTTCCCACCAAAAAAGAAAAGAAAAAAGAAGTGCAAAGATTGTAAATGCAACTGCCATTGTAAAGAAGAATTGCATACACATTGGTATGATGGCGATCTTTGTGCTTGTGATAACTGCAAACATTAAGGATTTTATGAGGTGTAATTATGGAGAGATTTATGATAATACTAGAATGTTTATGCAGAAGATTATATGGTCTTGTTTGGAGATGGAGAATAAGATTAACAACAAACTTGGAGAGAAAAAATGTACGAAGAACTAAAAGAAGAAATTAAATTATGTGAAGGTTATGTTCCAAAGATTTATAAATGTTCAGAAGGATTTGATACCATCTTTTATGGACACAAGATAACACCTGATGATGATTATGAAAGTGATATAGAATACACTAAAGAAGAAGGTGAAAGAGTATTTGAAGAAGATTTTAACAGAACACTACAAGCTGCTGAAAGATTGATAGGTGAAAGAAATATTAATTATATTGCTAAAGAAGTAATTGTTAATATGGTTTATCAGATAGGCGAAGGGGGTGTATCTAAATTTAAAAATATGTGGTCTGCTTTAGATAGAGAAGATTATGGTGAGGCATCATTCCAAATGTTAGACTCACTTTGGGCAAAACAAACACCAGCTAGAGCAGGTAAGTTAGCTGGAAAAATGAGGAGTGCAAAGTCATAATGTGGTTAAGTATAGCATCTAAATTAGTTCCAGGTATGATTAAAACTGGTATGTCTATTGCTTCCAATAGAAGAAAGACTAAAGAATTAGAGTCAGTAGCTGAATTAAAATTAGCTGAACGAATGGCAAATGGTGAGGTTGAATTTAAAAAAGCTGTTATTGATTCACATAGAGGAGATTGGAAAGACGAATTTTGTTTGGTGCTGATCTCAATCCCTTTGCTTTTATTAGCTTGGTCTGTGTTTAGTGATGATCCAGATATACAAGCAAAGATAGATATATTTTTTGATAAGTTTGCAAATCTTCCAATGTTTTATCAAGCTCTTGTAGTCGGTGCATTTTCTACAATTCTAGGTATCAAAGGTGTTTCTACTTTTAAAAAAAAATAATGTCTGATAATATAGATTTAATAAACGAATATAAGGATCAGGTTCGTATTCTGAAACAAGAGGTTGCAGAATTACAGGATGCTGGTAAATCTAAAGATTCTGCTAACAAAAGATGTTTGCAGAAATTAGAACATTTAACCAAAGACCTTGAAGATGCTAATGATAAGATCAAAAAGTTGGAGGATAAGAAGGATGATAAATGAAAATAATGCTAACAATAGTTATGTGCAGTACCATAGCCAACACTTGTTTAGACCCACATACTTTTCCTAAAGTATATGATAGTTATTATGAATGCCTTCTTGATGGCTACCAAAAATCATTAGAAAAAACTAAAGAAATAGGCAGACAAGAAACAAATCAATTTCAAATATATTCAAAATTTGGTTGTCAGGAAGTAGTAGTACCTCCACCTAAACCAAAAGTAAAAGCATGATTTATTGTGTAGTATGGAAACAAGATGATAAATATAAGATGTTCACTAATACAATCTTTCAATCTGAAGATAAAGCTATTGAATTTGCAGACAAACAAAAGTCCATGCGTAAAAAACATGATTGCAGAGTTGTAGAATTTGATTATAAATACTTTGATGGAGTTGATAAAATAGACTAATGGCAATAGATAAATCAAAAATGAAATGTAATTCACCTAGACGACAAGTACAGGGTGGTAAAAAATTTGTAGTCAAAGCCTGTAAAGGTGGGAGAGAAAAGATTATTAGATATGGTGATGCCAATATGACTATTAAAAAATCTAATCCTGCTAGAAGAAAATCATTTAGAGCTAGACATAAATGTGCATCTGCAAAGGATGTATTTAGTGCTAGATATTGGTCTTGCAAAAAATGGTAAGGTCTATTATAAAATTAATAGTGAGAGCTAGAATGCTATATGCTGATTTAAGAGGTCATCATGGGAAAAGATGGAACTATGAACCTGGAGATTGGTATATGGGTCGTAAAAACAAAAGGAGATAACTATGTATGGTAAGAAAAAACCTATGAAGAAAAAGAAAAAGAAAAAAAATAAAAAGAAAAAAATAGTAAGCAAATATTAATTATCAGGAGTATCTACTAGTTAGATGGGAATGTTGGAGGGTTAAAAAATTATGCCATTTAGTAAATATAGTGCAAAGCAAAAAAAATTAGCAAGAGTTGCACCACCTAGAGATAAAATAACAGGTGCAGATTTTAAAGCTATGAAAAAAAGAAAAAAAAGGAAGAAAAAAAAATGAAAAAAGAACTAACTAAAAGACAAAAAACTACTTTAGCAAAACATAAAAAACATCATACTGCTAAACACATGGCTGCCATGAAAAAAGCTATGAGAAGTGGAAAAACTTTTACACAAGCTCATAAAATGGCTATGAAAAAAGTTGGCAGATAAACAATGAAGCAACATATCTTAAAAGCATTAGAGAAAAGATATGAAGCTCAAATTTGTGAAGCTGAAGCAACAATTAAAATATACTTTAATAATAGTGTTGGTATTGGTGAACACCCACAACATATTGATGAAGTAGATAAGTTAGTAGAAAATATTGCTAACGCAGAAGAAAAATTAAAAATAATAAAGGAGTTAGATAATGGCTAAATTATGTGCAAAAGGTAAAGCTGCTGCTAAAAGAAAGTTTAAAGTTTATCCTAGTGCTTATGCTAATATGTATGCTTCAGGTGTATGTTCAGGAAGAATAAAACCTAAAAAGAAAAAGAAGAAAAGATGAGTTTAAGAAGATGGACATCAGAGAAATGGGTGGACATTGCCAATCGTAAAAAAGGTGGTGGCTTTCCTCCATGTGGTAGATCAAAAGGAGAGAAAAGAAAAAATTATCCAAAGTGTGTACCACTAGCAAAAGCTAGATCAATGTCTGCAAGTCAAAGAGCCTCTGCTGTTTCAAGAAAAAAGAAAGCTGAAAGAAAATCCAGAAAAGGCAAAAGACCTAACTATGCCAAAACATA